CACATGGTTGATATGTTCAGAGGTCGTGTTTCGACAGCCTCGCGAGGGACGCCGTGCAGGTGCTCCTCTGCTTCATAGGCGTGGACTCTATCCGTCTGCCCGGAGACAAACGCATTAGAGGCACCTGCGCCTCTGACCAATGCGTAATTGATTGACGCGCCACCTTCGGCTCGGAGCGCGTGCCCATGACCTTGGAGTGCATCGTCCTGCGTTGATCCAAGTGCACGACCTGGATCGAGGCCCAGACCATGGTCCCAGCCACGCGGGAAACGCCCGCGCCAGTCGCCCAGATAGACCGACGTACTCGCCGTCCAGGTCACGCCGGTGTCATCACCGACATCGGTGCCGGACGTGGTGCCGGACGATGTGGAGATATACACCGCGCCATCCGCCAGCGCGGCGCGCAGCACTCCGACGGCCACGGTTTCACCGTTCGACCAGTCTGGGACATGCTTGGTGCCCACAACGGCCACCAGATCGGCGTCCTCGGCAACAGTGATTAGCGAGCCGTCCAGTTCCAGGTAGCCTGTCGGTACGGTTTCGGAGTCTATGGCCCGGATGGTTCCGGTGGGGGCAGCGTTATCATGCGTATGGTCCGCAGGGGCCGCTCCCACCTGTTCAGCGGTCACCGCGTGGGGGTTGTTGGTTCGACTTGCATGGGCCGTCAGGCCTCCAGCCATGGCCGCCATAAGCTCTTGGTGAGCGGCCTCATCGGCATCATGTTCGGCAACTTTCTCCGCCACATGGCTCTGGCTTGCCAACACCACATTGGGGTCCACTGTGAGATTCACCAGCGCGGCATTGGAGAATGTGATCAGGGCCTTGATGATGTGTTCGGCCTTGGTAGCATCCTCGGGATCCGGCTTGTAGAGAACCGGGTGCGCCCCGATGGCCAGGAGCGTGTCGTTGGCATAGATGGCGCATTCGCGAATGTACCAGCCCCCCACGGTGATGGGGATATGGACCTCAAACACGACCTGTTCCCCAGCTTCGGTCTCGCCTTGTTCGTTGATGGCGATGGACTGGAGCGCTCCGCGCCAGTTCTCATGCACCAACCCGGTGGAGGCACTGGTGTGTTCCGGTGTTGCTCCTCCACCATCGCCAACGGCCATGTGGGTGGCCTGAATCTTGGTGCCGGTGCTTTCGGCCTGCACGAGGGCAGCCAGGCCCGCTTTTGTCAGTATCAGGGACATATTTTATTCTCCCAGTGTTGTGGTTGAAATGCCGTGAATGTAGCTGCCCACGTATAGCTGCGCGATGACGTTCGTCTCGGCTGGAATCTCTGGGCCAAGGGTGACCACAGTGCCGGTCAACAGCACGGTGGCGGCATAGGCCCCTCCCCCGATGACGCCTTCGGTCTCCAACCCGGCCAGGATGCTGCGGGCAGGTTTCTGATCGTTGGCCGCCCAGGCGATCAGTTCCAGATCCACGGATTCAATGCCGCGCTCTGGGACCCTGGTCCGGACCTTGAATTCCGCCCAGCGCTCCTCATCCTCCTCGCGGATGTTGCGGATGGCGCTGTTGGGATAGCCGAGATGCTCCAGAATTTTCGGAACGCCAACTTGCCCTCCGCCAAGCGCCTGCCAGGCAAAGGCCTTCTCACACCGCGCCCGATGTCCTAAATCGGTTTCTAGCCGGTGGCGCTCAAGACCTCGGCTTGCAGCATGCTCGGCCAGATTCGCGTCGTCACAGGTGGCTGGGTTGAACTGATTGCGGAACCACAACACATCAGCCCGAGCATCATCCATAGTCCTGGCCAGTCCCTCCACCAGAGCGGAGATGGGGCCGGGCTTCCAGATGAGTGGCCAGCGCAATTCGTCGCGGAAATAGCTCCAGAATCCCATTTATGCCTCCCCGGCTTCGGCGGGAGTGAGCGTTAGCGAGGTCAGCACGGCCAGCCCGTCTGCGGGGACTTCGACGTCCACATCCGGAGTGGACCAGAGGATCTTTTTGACGCCAGTCACGGCCATCACCGCCGCCGTCAAGCGATCCAGGGGCAGGTCGTCCCCAATTTGGAGCGGGCTGATGCCGTCCACGGTCGAGGGATCTTCGAACAGGGCGCGGATCCTGGCCTCGGCCTCGGCCAAGGCGGTTTGGGCGGAAGCCCCGGGCAGCAGCACCAGCTCACCAGCGATGTCTATGGCCACGGGTGTGGGGCCAATGACAATCCAGTCATCATTGATGGGCGGGCCAGCGTTCTCGGAGGCGGCGGCTCCGCAGTTGGCAACGGCCTCGGTGACTTCATCCAGCAGCTCCTGGGTGGGGATGCCTGCCGCGCCCTTGATCACCACATCCACGGTGCCCTGGCCCCGGGGGTGTTGGTCCATAATGCGAACGGCCACCACCCCAGGCACGGACAACGCCCAGGAGGCATAGGCATACTTGTTGGACGCGTTGTTGCCCTTCCAGCGCAGCACATAACGAGTGTTCAGATGCGTATCGATTTCTTCGTCTACGCCTTCCAGAGTCAGCCAATCGGCGCGGTTTTCAACGCCCTGAATGCCTCCGATGGCAGTGACGATTTCCTGAATCTGCCCGGCGGTGACGTTGGAGCCCGCGCCGTAGTCCTCTGCTTCGACAGGAACGGCCACCTCGGTCGCGCCATTCAGCATGACCGCCTGTTTGGTGGTCACGAAGCGCCGGACCTGGCCCTGGCCATCGGCGGGTGTGCGCAGAATGCGCCCGGCTGGGATCAGGACGTTGCCCGTGGTTCCCTCGCGCAGGAAGTAGACCACGCCCTGGGCCTTGGTGGCCGACTTGCGTGGCAGTTCCACCTGTTCGGAATGCAGGTCCAGCCAGGTCCCGGTGGCCATGTGGGGGAACGCCTGGCAGAGGTTGTCCTGCATGAACAGATAGAGCTGGAACAGGCCCCAGCAGAAGATTTCCAGCAGGCCACGCACCACGCCCTTGTTCAGGTTCATCCTGCCCGGCAACCAACCCTTGGCCTGGTATTCGTTCTGCACGTCTTCAACGTGGCCGAACACCTGGGCACGGATGTCATTCAGGCTTTTGTTAATCGGTAGCGACATCCTGCAATACCTCGCTGATTGTTCCGTCCTCGCCCACTTCGAGCACCAGGTTGCTGGGATGGTCCTCGTCAATGAATGTCCAAGCGACCTGGATCACCAGGCCGGTCTCGTTCCAGCTGAGGACCGAGCTGACCACGGTGCCGGGCTCCACCCGTGAATCCAACGCCACGCGCACGGCCAGCTCGGACGCAAGGCCCAGGCGGTTGGTCGACGTGTTCTCGTCGTGGATCCAGTCGTGGATCAGAGAGCCGAAATTTACGTCGTAGAATAAGGTGCCCAGGCGGGTGAACAGCCTGAGCCGCACGTCCTGTTCGCCGGTCTGCACACCGTCCGAAAGCACCAGCTCACCGTTGGCGGCCACGAGCGCCTGAAAGTCCGCGCCGAGGCGGATGTCCTGGCCGTAGACTTCGCCGCTCATTGGAGAACCTCCGCATGACAAGATGATTGAATGGACGTATGGGGGGTGAAAAGGGAGAAGAAAAAGTGGTCGATAGGAAAATTCAACGCAGGATCCTTGAAGCACTGAAAAGCACTTACCCCAATCACATCGATCAACACTCGTTGGCGGTTAGGGCCTTTTATGAACTGGGTGTAGGGGCAATAAGCGAGACACAACGTCAGAGTGTTATATTTAATACAAATTATCTCGCTGGGCACAAATTGCTTGAAAATAATGGTAATGGTTTCTTTAGAATATCTTCTCTTGGGATTGATCATCTTGAGAACGACGGGGGCCTGTCGGCCATCCTGAACACCGTGACCGTGAAATTCGACGCGGAGAATATCCGCAGCATGATTGAGGCCGGTTTGCTCCGCGCTGACTTGCCCGAGAAAAAGAAAGGGGCCATCCGCGAGGCCATCAGCAAGGCTCCCGGCACCGTTCTGCAAACGATCACCACCAAGCTCATCGAAAAGACTCTGGACGATCCTATGGCAGCGCTCAAGACCGTGGCCCTGGCGCTGGGCATCACCCTGTAGCCTCGTCATATCGTCCCCCCTGATCTGGTGGCCGCGTCGCAGTTGCCGCCGATCTGCGCGTCACCGCGCACGATCAGACTGTCCACAATCATCGGCCCGACCAGATCAAAACTGCCTTCCTGAGTAGTGTGGGCCTTGCAGCTGACGGTGCCGACCGCGCCGTCAGCGCCGGTGGCCTGGACATTGCCCTCCTGAATGATGAGCGGAGCCTTGATGGTCCAGACGCCGCCGATGGTTTCCGACTTGTCCCCGCCGATCTCGGTTGTGCTGTCCCCTCCGGCTCTGGTCTCGATGTCGCCAGGTGTGATCTGGAGGATCTTCCTGACAGCGTCGATCTTGATGTAGGTCTCGGGATCGGCCTGGATCACGAACGCGCCCACCTCGCAGGCCGGGGCCTTGTTCCCGGCCCAACGAAAATTACTGATTCTTGGATAGTTGGGATCGCCGTCGTAATAGGTGATGTCGCAGAGGGTGCCGGGCATGGGCGGGCAGACCACGCCACGCTCCGGGCCGCCCCAGAGGACCGGGATCTCCACCTTGGGAATCATGGGCTCGGATTCGTCCACGCTGTCGTCATTGCGCAGGGGCCGTACGTCTGCCCAGTAGTGCCCATCGCTGGCATAGGTGGCGACGACGATGCCCTTCCTGGGGACGCGGTAGTAGGCCCGCAAGTCGGGCATCACCAGCTCCACCACACGCTTGAGCAGAGTCTTCAAATCAGTAGCGCTCATGCTCAACTCCGTAGCGAATCCAGGTGCGGGCCTTGTCCGGCGTGACTTCATGGGTCACGCGCAGCGCCCGGGGCTGCGCTTGGATGCTGCGCCAGCTGTCCACGATGCGAAAGCGCCGGGAATGGGCGAAGCCGGGCAGCAGAAACGTTTCAACTTCGCCCCAGGATCTGCCACCGTCCTGAAGGGGGTTGTGGGTGATGAGTCCCTTGCCGGTTTCCAGAACGGGCACGTCGCCGGGCTCGTCATGGTCACCCCAATGCAGACCGTCGGCCCCCAGCCACAGCGGCCAGGCGCTCATGTCCTGGCCACTGGCCTTCTGGACGGTATGCGCGACCTGTTCGGCCAGCTTCCACAACGGGATGGAGGACGCCACAACCCGGGGGATGGTGATCCCGGGAGAATCCAGAGTGGCCACGCTGACACCGCACTGGCCAGCGGCCCAACGCAGGATGGCCTCGGGGGTTTCGTCCATCCAGGTCTCGGTGATCAGGGTGGAGGCCAACGGCCATTCGGCTAGGCCCTGCATGCGCACGTCCACCTGGTCCCGCGCCATGCCCCTGGTGACCTCATGCACCTGGCCACGCCAAGTTGCCGGGGTCTGGCCCCGATAGCCGAAGGTGATGGAGGCTTCCATGCCTCGGCTGATGTTGTTGATGAGGCTGCCGTCCGGATCGGGCAACTGCATCTGCCCCAGAGACAGCGGGCGATGACGTTCCGATTCGATGGTCAGGCGTGGGCACCGGTCCACACGCAGACCGCCCAGGGTGGCGCTTATGTTGATTCCAGCGATGGCGCTCATCTGCCACCCCCTTCCGTGCTGATGGAGCTGGAGGACGTGACCGGCGCAGCATCGATGGCCGGGGCGCTGCCCTTGGAGGCCTCACGGCGCTCGACCTGCACGATGGCCGGTCGGTGTTCGTCAAATTTCAGGTTGGCCTGGATCACGTCGTCGCTGTCTGACTCCTGGGAGGTCAGGCCGCTGAACACCACCTGGCGCACCCCTCGGGCAACCAGATGAGGATTGACCACGTCGTAGACCTTGGGATTGGAGCCGTTGTCGTAGCCCTTGAACAGGCCGTTCAGTACCGCGAGCTTAGCGTAGCAGCTGGTGGCGTCGGTGAGCAGATCCAGGATCACGGTCACGGCGGCGTCGCCCCAACCCAGAGGGGTACGGGTTTTGCCACTCATGGCGTCCTGCTCGGCTTCGTCGAAGCGCACCTCGCAGCCCACAGACAAGCTGTGCAGGACGCCGGGGATCTCATCCCCACCCAGGCGGATCACTCCGTCCTCGAAGGTCAGCAATCCGTCCCTAGCCATTGTGACTCTCCACCAGTTTTTGGAGTGCTGCCACGAAGCCTTCCGGATCCTGAATTCCGGAGAGCGTGAGAGTGTTGATTGTGATGCTTGTTCCACCCTTGCCCGACGTGCGGCCCTGGGGTTCGGTGATTTGCTTGTTTGTCTTCAGGACGGATTCATCCAGCGCCCGAGGGCTGGCCACGGCGGGAGTCATCATCACGTTCGCAGCCAGGGCCACGCCACCCAGGGCGGTGGCGGCGGTGTTCGCCAGTTGCGGAGCCGCCGCGCGGATCCCGCTGCCCAGCGTCTCCATCATCCGCGTCCCGGAGAGGGTCAGGGATGACAGCGGGCCGATCTTGGCATCGGAAAACGGCAGCAGGTCGCGCACCCCCTGGAGGCCGGATTTAACCAGTTCCATGGGGGCGGAGATCAAAGAGCGGATGCCCGCCATGAACGTGCTCATCAGCTTGCGGCCACTTTCGGTCAAGTCGATATCAAACAGCCCTCTGATCCAACCCCACAGATCGTTCAAGGCCGTTCGCACCGGCTCACAGTAGGTATACAGAGCGACCAGCCCGGCAATGACCGCCGCGATGGCCAAAACGATCAGGCCGATGGGGTTGGCGTTCAGGGCGATGTTGAGCAGCCATTGCCCGGCTGCGGCCAGCTTGGTGGCGGAAGCGAAGATCAGGAGTTGCGCTTTGACGAAGGCAAATCCGGTGGCAGCTGCCCAGGTCCCGGCGGCCAAGGCCGTCATGGTCAGGACAAGGATGGCGGCGACCGCCACGATCCAAAGCAGCACCTTGCCCACGGTGGAACCTGCGATCTTTTGCAGGGCCAGAATCAATGGGGAAAGGGACTTAAATCCTACGGTCACGGCGGGAGCGAACACGTTGCCGATGATTTCGTACAGATTGTGGAACTGCTGCCCGGCCAGAGCTGAAGCCGCACCCAGGTCTTTGTTCATGTGGTTGGCCATCTTCTCCGTGAACTCAGACCCCATGCTCATGGCCGTGCCTACCGAGGTGATGCCCTCGGCGAGCTGGCCTGTCTTGGAATACAAGAGGTCGAGAAAGGCCACGGCTTCGTCCGTGCCAAAGGCCTTTTTGATCTGCATCTTTTCCATCGCGTCGATGGTGGGGCCAAACTTGCTGCGCATTTTTTCCAGAATTGCTGGCACGGAGAGGAGTTGGTTGTTTGCGTCTAAGAAGTTCAGCCGCAGTTTGGCCCCACCTGAAGCCGCCGCGTTGAGAAATGCTTTGTACTTGGTTCCGGCCTCAGCTCCGGGCATGGTGGCCTGGAGCATGCCCAGAATAGCCACCTGTTCTTCCAGAGCGACGTTGGCATTGGTCGCCGTCGCTCCCAGGGTACTGATGGCCTGGCTCATCTTCGAGCCATCCGTCTTGAATTGCTGCACCCCGGCGGCCATGGCGGCAGAAAACATCTCGCCAAACTCCATGTCGCTCATGTCGGCATAGAAGCCCTTGTAGATGCCGTAACCGGTGGCGAACAGCCCGGTCATCTGACTTACGGTGGCCTTGGTCGCCTTGGCCGTGAGGGCGGCCAGGCCGGTGAACTGGGCCACACCCTCGTCGCTCAGGGAGCTGATGCCGGATTTGATGTCGTAGGCCGCGAAGAGGAAGTCGCTTTTCGTGGTCCCGGAAAAACGGTTGGAGAAGTCGGTGGCTGCAGCCTCCATTGCAGCGAAGTCGGCCACTCCTACGCTGCCCAATTCACCCAAGGCTTTTTGGGTTTGCACCGTCGATAGCACCGTTGCAGCGAAGACAGCCACCACCACTCCGGCGGCGATGGCCACCGGGGCCATGGCCATCGCCAGCCTGCCCATGCGCGAGGCCAGGCTGGCGACACCGCCCTCGGTGCTCTTCATGCTGGCCCTGACCTTGCGCAGGGGCGCGGTGATCATGTCGATGAGCCCCATGGAGGCGAAGGTCGAAAATCCTTCCATCATTTGCGTGTCCCCATTGCTCGCGTCATGTGTTTCCAGTGCCGTTCTTCCAGCCATCTGGCCTGGGCGACCATCTCAGTCAATTCATCCAAATCGTCCGGAGGCTCACGGCCCAGCCAGTGCCGGATCAGTGCACCAGCCTGCGCCAGCCCATCCCTTTCCAGATGGGCCAGCGCCTCCTGGATTACTTTCCCAGTTCACCCATGCCCACGGAGTCGAAAAGGGCCGACCCAAAGGTCGTGCTCAGCCCGGTGTAGTCCTTGAGCAATTGCTGCAATTGCTCTTTGTCCTCCGGGTGGACGGTGTCCATGAGCAGGTTGGACATGGCCAACCCGGGCTTCTTGAGCATGGAGCGCTGCGCACGTGAGATCTCCGCTGGAGAAGGCTTGCGGAATCGGGCTGCCGCCTCGACCTCGCGGCCCTCGAAACGATCCTCAAACGTGTGCTTCAGCTCGATATACTTCACGGAGCTGTCCGCTCCCGCGCTTTCCGTTCCCTTGGTCATCATCGTTCTCCTTTTCTCATTTTGAGTGGTGGATTACAGGGCCGCAGTGCCGTTCCACTTGATGGGCGACAGGATCTCGAAATCCAATTTCATCTGCCCAGCGTTGTCGTCGTCCTGTTTGGCGCTGGTGTCCTGTTTGGTGATCTTCACGTCGGGCAGGGTGTCGGTAACGGTGGACTGTCCATCGGCTGCGTACGCCACCACGATGGGGAACGGATCGCCGTTGTAGACGCTGCCACCCTGGGCCGTGCGCAGACGCTCGAATTCGTCCTTGTCCAGGGTCATGCTGCCGCTGCCCTTGTAGTTCTTGCGGCCATAGCCCCTGGGGGTGCTGCCCTTGCCGTATCTGGGCTCGATGGGTCGTTCGTCGGAATACGAGATGTCCTCGATGCCGACGGCCACACCGTTCGGCAGCTGGATTTCCACGCCTTCCCAGTCGTAGAGAACTCCGTTGATAGCCATTAGTTTGTACCCTCCAGTCTCGGATCGAAGGCCCCACCGGCATACACGTACCGGCTGTAGAGCTTGATTTTTCTGATAATGGGGATGCCAATGAGCGTCTGCTCGACGGCAACGCCGTTATTGGCGATGTCTTGGCCGTCCGGAATCTCCACCACAAAACCGGCCAGCTCCTTAGGAATGGCCGCGACCATGGTGTTCAAGGCGTTCTCAATGGACGCTTGGAGGAAGGCCAGGCCCGCACCGCCACCTTCCTGGAGAGGGTCGCCTGCTTCGTCGTACATGGACTTCAAGCAGGCAATCCGCGCCTTGCGGACGGCCTTGAAAACCGTGCGCACCACGACCAGGTAGCGGAAGTCGCTGGTATCCTCGGCCAGGGTGCGGGCATCGCCCCAGAAGGCCGAAGACATCCCGGCGTAATGCTTGGCGGTCACGAATCCGGCGGCCTCAAGCATCGTCTGCACCGCCTCGTTCCAGGCCTCGGGCAAGGTGCCCTGGGTGATGCCCCCGTCACGCACACGGCCAACGGCCCGCATCACCGGAATGGATACCATGCGGCCAGCCAAAAGGCCGCCCCAGTTGCGCACCTGGCGCTTGCCGGTGCTGTCGCTGACCTCACCAAAAACAGAGACAGGGGAGACGAACCGATGCGCCACGCCCTGACGGTCCGCCAGGAGCTCCGCAGCCCAGTCGGACAGATCCTCGTTGTCCTGGGGGAGCCGGGTCTCTGCGGTGAAGAACAACGGCCTGTGTTTGTTCCATTGCTCGTCGGAGATCACGCCCAGAGCGGCCCAATCCACGCTGTCGGATTCACCTACGACATGGACAAATTCCACGTCGAACAGTTCCAGGGGTCGCTCCAGCGAGGAGACCACTGAACTGATGGACGGCACCGGAGCCAACAGGTTGAAGGTGTATGTATCCCCGGCCACCGCATCACTGGCGGGCCAGGTGATGACCGCCCCGGTGGAGCCCACGGAAATTGCTCCGTCCGTGGGCAAGGTACGGGCTCCACCCCAGGAATCCCCGCCATCCACGCTGAGCATGTAGGTGCCCTTGTTCCGGCCTCCGGCTGACATGATCAGCAGCTCCACCTGAGCGGCGGCGCGGACCGTCCCGGCCACGGTGATATCGGGGCCTGTACCCACCTTGGAGACCGGACCGATGGAGGTCCGGACAACAAAACTGTAGCTGTCGCCGGAGGCATAGTCGCCCGAGGCCAGCACCAGGGTCGCCCCAGTATCGCCAACGCTGATCTGTCCGTTGGCCGGGATGGCCGTGGCTCCGCCCCAGGTGGAGCCATCGTCTTCAGACAGCTTGTAGGTGGCGGTTCCCAGCACCCCGGCATCAACAATTTCCACCACCACATTGGCATTAGCGACGGCCACACCGCTCACCAATGCCTCGGGGCCGGTTCCGGCCTGATTCACGGTGCCCAGGTAGCCGCCTGGCAGGCCCGCCACGGGCACGGCGATGAGGATGGGATTCTGGCCACCAGTCGCGAAGGCATCGCGCAGGGCGGCGGCCAGCGGTCCCACTCCCAACAGGCCGGTCAGGTCGGAACTCTTGCCCAGGAGATAGCCCTTGCCAATTTGGCCGTCGGAGCAGACCCCCGCGATGATGGCCGTGCCCTCGACGCCGCCCGGGGCCAGCCCGGAGGTTCCGTCGATCAAATATTCCAATACGTCGCCCATAGGGTCCTCCCGTTACAGCTTGCCGCCGCCCATGGTGCGACCACGGAACAGCGTCAGCGCGTTGTTGAAATCATCTTCGGAAACCTGCCGCCCCTCGGCCCACCCGGCGAATCGCTTGAGGCTGGCCAGCTCCCACGGAGCCAGATCGTTGATCGTGGCCAATTCGTCCACGGGGTAGAGTCCTTCCGCTTCTGTCTTCTTCTTGATTGCCATGACAGCCCTCACTTGGTGCTGATGTTGTCCACCAGGTTCACCTCACGGATCAGAGGCACGTCCTGGTCCCGGCAGATCATGCCGGTGAATTCTATGTGAATGGCGCTTGTGCGCTTCTTGAACACCTCGACTATCTTGGAGGTGAATCCTCCCATCTCCGCCTTGGTGGCCATGACGCCGACCAGGTTATTCTGACTGTCGGCAACACGCCGGGGCAGCGCGGACAAAAAATTGAGGGTGGCGTCTTCCAGCCACTGTTCGTCGTCCGAAACCAGCACCACCCGGGCCATGGGACTGCGCTTGTAGACCCGTGTACGGACGGTGCGGTGCGTACCCTCCTCGCCAGCGTCAAACTTGGCGATTTTGCGAGGCGAATACTTGAGAGCCCCGGACTGAAAATCCATCTCCACCCGCTTGCCCGGTAGCAACCGTTCAGAACCCTCCGGCTTGTGCATGACCGCCGTGGAGGCGAAGCCAGCGGCCACAGCCGCGTTGGTGATGACCTGCTCCATCAGCGTTCTCATGACCGGCCCCGCGAGAATCCTTCGGCAATGAAGTCCTGGATGATCTGTTCGATCTCCTCCTGATCGTCCTCGCTGATGCCCAGGTACGTCCTGGCGGGCAGTGTCACCGCAAGCCCGCGCCCGACCTGTCCGCCTTTCTGATGGGGGCGGGCGTAGACGAGGCCGCTGCCCCAGACCACCATGGCCGGGCTGGCCTCATAGCCGATGGAGTTGCGCAGCGGTCCCTTGTCCACCAGAATCTGCCCGCCGCGCTGGGTCGGCTCCCAGGGCGTTCCATCCGGAGCCACGCCATCATCAAAACGATCCCGAGTGCTGCTGACCAGGGCCTCGCCAATCTCGGCGGCCAACAGCTGGCGGCGGGTGGTTATATGGGCGATGCTCGAATTCACCACGCGCAGCAGCGGGGTCATGCTCATCTCGAATCCAGCGCCAGCCATCAGAAGCGCCTCCAGACATCATCCCCGAAGATCCGGGGTTGGGTGCTGACCTCAAGGCCGTGTTCGGCGGGCTCGGGGTCCACAGTAGGAAACAGATCCAGATCCCCACTGCGGATGGAGTCCAAATCCTTGACCGCCTGCTTGTGCAGGGTCTGCAATCCCAGCCACTCGTTGCCGCTGGTGCCAGAGTCCTGCATCAAGCTGGTGATGTTGCTGACCACCCTGAAGGCCGTGATCACAGCGGCCAGCTGCTTGAGCTTGCCGGGGACCCGTTTCAGGGGCAGCGCATGACCCGCCTGGAGCAGTGCGCCATCGATCTCCTCGGAGACCTGGGCGAGGTGCCGTTCGGCTCCGCCGGGGTTCAGCTCCTCAGCCTTGGCCAGGTAGGCTTCGAGCACGTAGTCCTTGAGATCATCGCTTCCACAGTACACAGGGGCCTCTCATTGTCGTTTTGAACTAGTTTTGGACTAGTTCTAGGGGTTGTCCGGTCCCGTTATGCCTCCCTGGCCTTTAACGAGGCCAGGGAGGCTGTTTGGACTACGCGGCCACCACTTCACACCAGCAGATGGTTTTGGGGGAACGGGCAGGCATAGGCTTGCTGTGCCCGATTACCTTGACGCCGGTGCCTTCGGGCAGCTTGTCCACGCGGGACAGGAACGGCATGGCCCTCAGGTTGTTGTCGATGTCGTCCAGGGCGCAGTAGAAGACCGAGCCCGGGGTGTCCTTGGCGTAGGCCACGATCTTGTGGTCGGGGACCTTCTTGACAAACGTGCCTTCCTTGGGATCGCGATAGGTCTCGGCGCACTCCTTGACCACGAAGCCGCCCACATCGACCGTTCCATTCTTGATCTCGATACGGATGTTGTGCTTGGCCGTGGTCTTGATGTTCTCGGCCACGGTCAGGATCGCCGCAAAGGCATTCTGGCCCGCCAGGAACCCAATATCGCCACCACCCATTCCAGCGTTCTGGATGGAGGTGCGCATCCCGGACAGGATCTTGTAGGCATCGGCCAGGGTGACACCTTCCACATCCAGCTTCTTGGGGGCCACAAAGGTCAGCGGCGCACCGAAGTCCACCTCGTAGACATCCCAACCACCACCATCGAGCTTGACCGGCCAGCTGATCTTGCCGGTGATGGCCGTGGCCGCGATGGCCTCGGTGGTCGCCCGGCAGGCTCTGCGAAGCGAGTCGATGCGACCGCGCACCCAAACCTCCAGCGAGGCCCGGTTGCCGAGGATCATCTTCAGGTTGTTCAGATCCTGGCCGGTGATGTCGCGGGAGGGCTTGACGGGCAACGGCTCGATGAAGCTGACGCCCACGCCTTCGCCGCCGATGGGGATCGAACGACCGCCGCGAGTGATCACGGGGATCTCCTTCAACACCTCGACCAGCTCCTCCAGACCGAGCAACGCGAACGGATGCGTCGGGCGGTTGGGGAACATGTCGTCCATGATGGTGGAATGCACCGGGGGCAGAGCCGCCAGGTGATTCGCCACCGCTTGTGCGGCGAACAGCGCACGCAGTTGAGCAAGCATGTGGATCTCCTAGTCGGCGAAGATGCCGACGGTTTTCAGTTCAGCGATATCGGCCACGGTCAAAGCGGTGGCAGCCGCCCCCTTAACCAGCATGTCCTCACGAGCGGTGCCATGCACCAGATACTGGGCAACGGTATCCACGGAGGTATCCACGGGTGCATCGTTGACGCCCTGCACGGTCTCGGCGACCAGGTCCTCGCAAGGCACCAACTTGCCGTCGCCGTCCTTGGCCAGGACGACCCCGGCGGGATAGATGCCGTTGTCGGCCTTCACCACGCCGGTCTCGAAAACGGGCGGGTGGCCCGTGGTGGAAGCGCGAACGCCGCCGTAATTGAAAGTTCCCACTACTCCGTTGATGGGCATTTGCTCCTCCTAGACCTTGTTCGCCAGGTCGGCGGTGTTGATGGTTTTCTCTTGCTGCCCGCCACTGGGCGCGCTGTACTCGGCCAACAGGCCCTGGGCCTTATTGGCCTCCAGGCGCAGCCAGAAGGCCTCCTCAGCCGTGACCTGCTTGGGCTTGCCATCGCCCTGGGCAAACTCCATGGGCCGCTTGGACTCGGACAGGGCTTCGGCCAGACTCAGGACCTGGTCCTTTTCGCCAGGCGTGATCAGGTCCTTGGCTACCAGGGCCGCAAAACGCACTTCCCGGTCCTTCTTGCCCTGGTCGGCCTGGAACTCGGCCAGGCTCTTTTCGGCCTTCTCCTGGGCGGCCTCGGCTGCCTTGGTCTTGGCCTGGGCATCTTCAACCACCTGCTTGGCTTGAGTCTCGATGGCCCCGATCCGCTGGGAGAAGTCACTCCCCGGTTGGCCGCTTTTCAGGGTCGCCACTTCAGTACGCAGCTCGTTGATCGCTGCTAGGAGCTTTTCCAGCTCGGTTTTCATGGTAGGGTCCTCCATAAGGTTTTCCGGGGCCTCGGCCCCTTGGCTGAACGTATATTCCTGGCCGGGCTCGCCTTCGGCGAAGGCCACGTCCTTCAAACCAGACACGGCTGGGATTTGGGCACCCAGGAAGGCCACATGCCGGAGCTGATGGTCCCGGACGGAGATGCTGCGCTTCTTGAAGCGCCCGGCTTTCAGCGCCTCGACAAATTCACTGGGGCACTGGTGAAAGTCCGCCAGTAGGCGGTCTCCCTCGACCTTCAGGCTCTGCACCCAGCCATAGGCCGGAGCTCCACCTTTAGGGTGGCCCAGGACAGCGGGGGCTTCCTGCGTTTTGGGGTCATACTGGTCGCGGATTTTCTCCAGGTCAGCCAGGGTCCATGTATCGGTGGCTCCAGAGCTGTCGGTATGGGTTCCTGTCCTGAAGACCTCGACGCCTCGTAATTCGTGCATGTTGACTCCGTTTCACTTCGTCGTTACTGTTATTTCCATCGGACCCCGCCATAACCAACCAGCCGGAGAGGGATCGGTTTGGCAGGGGGCTCACGGCACCGGCTTACGTGAGCGTTTCCCGATGCAGCAGCACGCCCGCCCTTTGCTTTTCCAAATAATCCAGTATCGCCTGACTCGACCTGTCCGCCTTGGGCGCGAACGCCGTGGCTCCATGCCAGTGGCGACCGCCGATCAGGCTGAATGAACAGTACCCACCCACGTCCTTGCTTTCAGGCAATGTAAACAGCCGGATTAGGCGCAGCGAGTAAACCAGGCGCTTGTGTTTGCCGATCTCAACAGGAGCCCACCAGACCTCAAATGGGTTTTGGATGGTCCTGGCCAGCAGCCTCATGTAGGGTCCCTTGTCCGCCCACGTGCTCTTGAAAGCGCCGCTGGTCTTGTCCATGAACAACCACTTGTCCACGACCACGGGATAGCCACCGGGGATCGTGATCACCTTGCTGGCGTCGATGCTGGGCAGGCCGAATTCCTTCAGGAAGGCCAGGACCTGGCTCTCCTTGGAAAGGCTTTTGGCCAGGATGTCCGAGTCCTTGACCTGGAGAATGTGGCGGCGATCCAGCCCGGCCAAAGGTGGCTTGCACGGATCCTCGCTAAACTGCCCCTTGCGGCACAGCGTCGAAGTTGCGGGATACGTGACCTGAGTCACGTTCTCGGGAGACAGACCCGCCAGCCAGTCCCGTCCGACGTTGCCGTTGAAACCACGGTCAGGGAGCACCGGCCTGGCTGGAAGCCGCTGCCCGGTCTTGGGGTCGATGGGCTCCACCAGGTCTGGCATGTCCGTCTCGGCCTTCAGCCCTTTGCCCTCCATCTGGCGGGCGGACATAGTAGACACCGTACAACGGCACATGAAGCCGTTGGGCGGGTAGAACTGATCCCAGAACGGATGGTCATGCGGGTAGATTTTGCCGTTCAACGCCATATGGGTAGGGCGTGTCCGTTTGTCCGCCACGGCGACGTAGCGCCAGTACGGGCGGGTCTTGGCCACCGTCTTCATCTGCTGATACCGCCCGGCCTGGAACGCTGTCTGGACATTGGTGCGGTAGATATTATCCACCCGCCAGGCGCGTTTGCCGGTCCAGCCCTTGTCCAGGATCGTCTCGCGGATCCGCTTCTTGAAGTCCCCCAGGGTTTCACCGTTTGCCAGGGCCTCGCCCAGGGCCGCCTGCACCGACTCCAACTGACCATTCCTAGCCAGTCCACTCACGGTAAAGGCGCGGGTCTTGGCACTGTCCGCCAGCCGCTTGAATTCAGCAGAGTCCACGGGGACCTTGCCGTTCCAAAAGCTCTGGGCTTCGGCCATGGGCAGGGGCTCAATCTTGTGCAGTTCAGGATTCATCGCCGCCCCCCTCCACGCTGTACCGCCCGTACAACTCGGCAGCGATCAGGATCTCCTGCATCGCTTGCTCCAGCTCCTTGTCACTGGCCAAACCGCTCAAGGCCTCTCCCAACAGGATTTGCAGGTCCTCATAGCTCTCGGCCTTGTCCACGAGGGTCAGGATCTCGTTGACCATGGATTCGGAGATACCCACAGCCTTGGGCAGGGCTTTGGTCACCATGTCGTCCAGGATGCGCTGCGCGTTATCCTCAGCCTCGGCAAAGTCCGAGCTGAAGGCGGGCTGTCCGGCGTCATCCCCTTCGACGTCGAATTCGTCTTCAGCTAGGCCGTAGGCTCGGGTGTAGTGGGCTTTGCGGAAGCGGACGCCGGACTCCTTGAGCTTGCCGTCCAGCTCCGCCCGCGACATGTGGTCCTCGGGCTGAATGAATTCAAAAACGGGGCTCAGCTCTCCCGGCGCGTTGACCTGGCCATAGCTCCAGGCCAGGTCGTTCATGGCGGTGGCCAGCAGCGTCTCGTCACACTCGGCATAGTCCTCGAGCACGGCGTAGTGGGTTTGCCCAAGGGCGTAGCTGCCTGCACCACCGCCATCCGAACTGGTCAGCGTCTGGCCCATGATGACGCGGCTGACGGCGCTGTCCCAATGCTTGACCATGTCCTGGTGGAGCGCACCGGCCTTGCCGCTGACATCGTGGATATCCACATTGCCCCCACCCGAGATGACGGCCACCGCGTCCTGCACCATGGTCGACAACTGGCTGAGCATCTGCTGCCGCTTAGTTTCGTCACCGCCGGTGTAATGCCCGATGACCCAAGGGATCCCGAAGCGTTCCGCAAAGATCATCCAGAATCGGACACCGCCGGATTTGAACGCGACGGGCCAAAGGCAGCGGCTGAGCAAACGCAGGCCATAAGGGTTCTCGTAGCTAGGGAAATGCCTAGCCACGACAAACTTGTGAGGAGGA